TTGGTTCGCTTGTGGAATCGAGTTTGTTTGGTACTGTGTTTCTCCGTCCGGAGCTTCTACCGCTTGTTGCAACGTATCTTTTGCGGACAAATACCAATTCAATTCCACTTGTTGGAATATGGAAATCGTATTGTCCCAATTCTCTTGTCCCGTTCTGTATTGGCTGTTTGCGTTATCTGCGCTTCCTTCAATTCCGGCCATTTGGTATCCGTAGACTTCCGTTACCCACGCGCCTCGGGCCGCTTTCATCTGCGAAATCTGATCGTTGTAATTTTGGATCGTAGTTTGTTTTGTTTGTTCCAGTTCCAACAGTTTTGCCTGATATTCTTCTTCGTATTCTTCCGATCTGGTTTCCCAATCCTTCAGCGGATTGACCAAAGACAAAAACGTGGAGGCGATACTTGTAAACTGAGTTTTTAACCCAGTCCAAAAGTTCTCATTCGATTGCATCGCACTGTCTATGTATTTGTACTTCGTTTGAATCTGTACTTGGTTTGAGAGTCCCAAAGATCCATACCAGTTGGAACTGTTCAATGCAGTTCCGCCTAACCACGCCTTTGTCTCGAGCGCTACGCTCGATCCTGCGACTGCGCTCCCAGCTTGCGATGATTGTCCAAATGCAGTATTATATCCTCCTAATACTGCGTTTCGTATATTATTGTTATTCGAAATTTGCTGTTGGTTAAAAGACTCGCCTACGTATAACGAATAGGTGTTATCCGTTACCCAGTTCAAATCGTATCCGCAAAACCAACCCCCTGCACAAGGAGATGTGTCTAATGCATAGTGTCCGGTGCCAAAATTACAAGTCCCTCCGATATCCCATCCGTTACACACCGCTTCGTTATGTCCGTTGCTGTTACTTGCACTCGTATTATTGGAAACCGCAGGATTACTTACCAACACTCCGTTTTGAAATCCTCCGCTGGTCGCCGCCCAGCCGTATACGTTTCCATTCGATGAATACGTTACCGACTGTGATCCGGAGGCTAGATAATTACACCAATTGGCTTCGCTTCCGGATGTATGGCTACAACTCAAGTTCGCACTTCCCACAACCTGGGAATACGAAACCGTTTGGGTCGCATACGTCTCTTGCCATTTGGTTGTGTTCCAATAATCCGCTTTGGAAGTTGCGTTCGAGATTTGATTCTGAAAAAAGTTTCCTAGGGTTTGAGCCAATGTCCCCAGGGATGCGTTCGAATTCAACGCGTCCTGCAAATCCTCCAACAACTCGTCCATATCTCCAAACACGGAAGTCAAACCGGGATCGCTCGACGCGTTCGCCTTCAATTGATTTTCCTGACTGCGGATATTGGTGATCGTACTTTGCAACGCGCTTCTCATTTGAGTTTGTGCGTTCTGTATGATTTGTTTGTTGGCCAGCCATTGCGCTTTCGTTTGTTCTATGGAGTTCAAATATGTTACTTTATCATTCTCGAGTCCCGTAATCGACTGATTCCATTGTAAAATTCCGTTCTGGATCGCACTCAAGGAATTCTGTTCCCAAGTGTTTTGTTTGGTTAGTAAATCCTGCCATTTCGTATCCCAAAGTTGGCTTCCTTGGTAATAACTTTGTGCCGCCTGCGCGGGGTTAGTCGCTTGTGACACCGGCGTGGTCGTAGTCGCCTGCACCGTCGGGTTGATCGTATTCACCGCGTTTGTGTTAGACGTCGTTACGTTGTTCGATGTGTTTTGGGAAAGCGCCGCTAAAAATATCTGCAATTCCGATTGGATGTATGCGTTTACATCCGCTAACCATCTACTCTTGGCTTGTTGTTTTTGTAGTTCCAGTTGTGCTCTGACCGCGTCTTTGTAAACGTTTACGTTATTCACAGAGTCCGAGGTGGTCACTCCTCCAAGGATCGCTTCTATCTCCGCGTTCACTCCCGTTTCCCAGGCCGCTTCGATTACTTGTTCTCCGTTGGTTACCGTATTTAAAAATGTTCCCGTATCGCTCGAACCCGCTTTGGCCGCATCCACGTACGGTTTTAACTCGTCGCTTGCAAATTGTTTGCTTGAGCCAAGTGTCGGCACACTCTGTGCGTGCAACTCTTCAAAGATCGTCAGCGGTATTACAAACACTACGACAAACGTTAGGAGCATCGTCAAACTAACGAGTTTGGTGCGCAGGGAATAAGTTTTTAGTTGGTTAGGAGGAATAGTAATTAGTGTTTTGGGAGGGGAATGTATTCCCGCTTTTTCGCCTAACGTCTGTTGTAGGAATTCCGACAAATTCAGCTTTTGAATTAAATTCTTGAAATTTTTAGAAAGGCTTTCGACCGAAGCGGTTTGTAGGGTCTTGAGTTTTCCAATAAGATTACGATTTTTGAAAGGATGTTGTACGCGTTCGAACACGCACGCCTGACCGCCAATCGTTGATCGGTTTGTGATTCCGTCGTCGGCAATATCAAATTGGATTTTTGTGAATTTGTTTTGTCTCATCTTTACACCTGTTTGTGATCTGTTGGGGGCGGCCCGTGCATTTGGATTGCATAATAACGCATTTGTTTTCGATCGATTCTTAGGGATGGAAAACGAGGAAGGTCTGTTTTGAAACTCGAACTCTTGGAATCCGTATTTTTGTACACCGATTCCCGAGCCAACTCGTGCGGGTTCTTGCGGGTTTGATCCCGTCTGGGTAGATACAAAAGTCTTTCTTTGACGCTTTCAGTAAGGGAAGGAAAACTAGTTTCCAGGTTTACGGTTCTGACTTCTTGGAACGCTTTTTGGATGTGCTCCCAAACCCAACGATCTATATTCATATTTTCTAAAATACGAATTTCAAACGTATCCGTTTCCCATTCCCAAGGAACGGAATACAAAGAAGTCAGGTCCAACGTTTTAAGATCCACTACCGATCCTCGGATTAAAATCGGATCCGACGGAGCATCATGAATTTCGAATGCGTTTCGTAGGGAACCGATTGTTTCGTTTGGAAGTATGTCATTCCTCAATCGTGGTTGAACCTTGAGTTCTGGATTCGGATTCAAATTTAGAATTTCTTTTTCTTCTTGAATTCCTTCGGTTAAAGAACCTTCCGTTTCTTGAAAATACGAATGTTCTTCTATTTGTTCTAAGTTTGTACGCTTGGAAAAATCTTCATTTTCGATGAACTCTGCAACTTCCAGCGTGATTTGGACTTCGGCGGCCACTTCCCAAGCCGGGGTAATATGTATCGATTCGGGAATCGGCTCCGATTGCAGTCTTCCGATTGTTTTCAATGGATTCGTAAAAAAGAGTGTTAGTTTTGGAATCGTTGTGCGGACCGAGTATCCGAAACTTGATTTCGAACAATACGACAACGCAGTAACCGCAATTCCTAAAATCGCAACCGCCGCCGACAAACGCCTCTTATATTGTTTGATTGTTCCCAACATTGTCTTTTTGAATCAATACCGCCACAAACTCGAATTAAACACTTTGAATTTGTAACAAAGACGAAATCTGTGATTTTCCTAAAACAAAGCAATCACAATTTTAAAAAATTTACAGTACGTTTGGGAATCAAATCATCAAAATCGAGTTTACAAGTAATTTTGGCTTAAAACTTACTGGGCATCCTATTTCTTTTAATTTAGAAACCAGAATATTATATTTTATCTCTAAAATATGTTTTGAGGACTTCTTGACAGGTTCCGTGAACCTTTGAATTCCCCTACCCCGCCCTATGCTGATTTGGATTGGATCTTTTAAAGAACCACCAAACTCGTTACATTCACAAAAGAATTCGTATTTTAGAAAATAAAATACTCAATTCATCACTCAAAGATTTAAAACTTCTATCGGACCGAATCTACGTTTTTACCTTATGCGGCCATGTGAAACTTACATTCCGCGAATTCTATGGCTATAACTCGTTCCGTGTGGTAGTAAAAAAATTCTCGAATGTGGTTTTTTAATTTCTCCGGAAGAGAGTCATAAACGACGATTTTTTCCAAGTCGGAGTCATAACTGATTCTAATCTTTCGAATGATTTCTAAATCCGGTCGATTTAGTTTTATAGACGAATGATTCAGAAAGTCATTGATTGGTTGGGCTTTCAGAAAGTCACAAAAATTTCTATGCTCTTGACTCTCCAATTGAACTGTCGGTTTTGAAATTTCTCGGGAAGATTCTAGGATGTTAACATCTTTCTGATTCCTTTCACCTTCCACTGCACTTCCTATATCGGGCACTGTAGCTAAGTATTTAGGATTCTCCACTTTCGATTTTTCGTTTTGTTTTGTTTCACGGAAAAATACTGCTACAGGGATCAAAACCTCCTCGTTAAAGTATTTTCCAATGATCTTTTTCAAGGAATCAGACAAGTCGTCGAGAATGGTTAATTGAGAATCTTCAAATGTAAAATTCAACTTATCCAATGTTTCTATACTGGTTCTAGTTAATCTTTCTCTGTACCAAGCTGAGAACCCTTCCCAGGTAGGTTCGTTAGGCACAAATTCCGTTGTAGGAGAATTTTCTTTGGATAAACACTCAGTTGTCTTTGTTCTAATTTCGTCCTCGGGTGTTAGTGTTAGGGCCGTATTCTTGATTTGTAGCCTGTAGGAGAAGGAAGACGAAATATTGACAGGAATCGAAAGCCAAAAATCCTTACGTCCGTATTTTTCAGATTTTCGGATTTGAATTAATTGAGATATATATTTCAGAATTATCTCGGTAATTTCTTCCGGTTGTTTGTCTTGCAAGTAATCGCCCCATTTATCAATCGAACGAATTTCTTTTTCCTCATTCGCATCGTATTCACCGAGTTCGTGTTCAATCAAGGCCTGCGCTTGTTTGATAATAGCTTTCTGGTTAAAAACCTCAAAAGAAGAGTTATTTTCTCCTTCTTTTATTTGTGTTTTATTTTGTACTATAATCTCAGGTCCAGAATTTGCGGAGTGCATACACTCCGTATTTTGAGAAAGCTCGTCCGTAATTTCCGGAGTGCCATTCTCAAAATCTGGCGTGGTTATAATTTGAGTTTTCTGTTTGGGAATATTCCACGCCCAATTTGGAGTCAGTAGAGATTTCAAAATTCTACGAGAGCCGTTTTTTGTTTTATATACCGATCTTGAAACGATTCCTTTTCTGGTTAGACGAGAAATCGAATCGCTAATTGATTTAGGGGTTTTTTCTAGGAGAACGGCTAGATGTTCGTTAGATGCGGTGCAGCCCCCTACTCTCCTGGAATAATAATGGATCAGGGACGCTACGATTTTATCAAGATCGGTCAATCCTCTGCCATTTACCAAGCTATATTCAATTTTTATATAGTTTGAGTATTGTGATTCTGTTTCGATGCACGGAGTTCCTCCGTGTAAAGTTGCACTTTTCACGATGTTTCCCTTGTTTACGGTGCCGGACATATTCCTCGGGCGCAGCACGGTAAATTGTATTACCCTATTCTATTTCAAAAACGGGGAACTAAGGGTCAGGCATGGAGCCTTTGCGGTAGGTCCTCGATTCGTGTTCATTGCGGCAGATGTGAGATAAGCCGCATCTTAGTTATGTCTCCTAAGATTGATTCGAACTAGAATCGGGTACTATATAAATGTCAAGGAATTTATGAGACATAATCTAAAAAAAGGAACATAATTGCTATATATCAAAGATTCCGACCTGCAAGGTATCTCACTTCCTTGCAGGTGGGTTTTTAGCGAACACGAATCTGGATTTAGATTCTATACAATTTTAAAGAAACCAAAATCAAGTACAAGAATTTTATTTAGAGATTTTCTTTTTTTTATTATTTTTTTCCTCAAGGCGGCTTTTAAGTGATTTTTCATAATGTGATTTTTCTGCATTAAGATTAGCGATTTTTTTATCAATAGACGCTATTAATCTTATTAGTTGATTGATTGTAAGTGTCTTTATGTTTTTTTCCGGTGTTGATTTTCTATCTGGTTGAATATTAATTTTTATTGATTTAGTAAAATCTCTTACTTCTTGTTTTTTTGGTATCGTATCTGTTTTTGCATAATTTTCTAACCAGTTAAGGACCTTTTTTTTATTTGATTTTAAGCTTGATTGTAGATCGATGAATACCGTAGTCGGGAGGGCAAACAAGTAGTCGCTCAGTTTTGTATTATCTTTGACTTCATTTTCCAGACTTGAGATTAAGTTTGCATGAATCAATTTTTGCTTCACCCATGCCACAGACATATTTAGTATTTTAGCTAACTTTTCATCTGTGTATCCTTGCGTATTACTTATCTTTAAGACAGCCTGGGCCGTTTCATGGTCTGTTAAATCTTCTCTTTGTAGGTTTTCTAAAAGTTGAATTTCTGGAATTGTTTCAGGTGGGATTTGCTTAACATCGCTTATAATTGCCGGTATAGTTTTGTAATTGTTTATTTTAAAAGCACGGAAACGTCGTTCGCCATAAATCAATTCGTACCAGTCGCTATGTTTCCGAACCCCAATGGGTTGAAGAAGTCCCCTTTCTTTGATATTGGTAGCGAGTTGTTTGAGTTTATTTTCGTCGAAATGTTTCCGTGGGTTATTATTGTTCGAGCGGATTAGTGATACGGGTATTTCAGTAACATTTAAGCCGTTCTTGGTTTTTTGTTTATTGTTAAGCGCTTTGATTTCCTTTATTATTGAGCTTTCTTCAGTTATTTCAGGACTTTGATTCGACGAATTGTCATCTGCAAGTCCAAAAGCGTCACCCAAATCGATGCCTTTCTTTGAAAATTTCATTGTAACTTATTGCCTTATTGTATATAAAAAGTTTAGCCGGCTAAACTTTTGAAAATAATCCGAGTTCTGAGATGATTTTATCTGCTAAAGCACTAAATGCGGCTTTGCCATTTGTATTTTCTGCTAATGGCTCTCCAGCTTCTGTTCTGTCCCTAATAGTTTTAGAAAATGGTATTGAAGTCAGAATTTCTGGCGAAGGTACAAGGTTGAAAGATCTAGGCTCCTTTTCTTTTAATTTTTTTAGAAATTCTGGAGTTCTATAGAGCTGGGTATGCACTTGCTCTGATTCCTTTGATGTTCCCCATCTTGTTGGTAAAAGGTAAATTTTTTCAATTGTTGCACCTTGGCTTATGGTTTCGTTGATTGTTTTGAAAAAGTCTCTTAGCGTATCAATTGACCAAAGCTCCGGTATTACTGGTATAATAACTGTGTCGGCAGCCATTAAGGCTGTTATTGTTTCATACGAACCAGAACCAGGCGTATCGATAAGAATAATTTCGCTATCGAGTTCGCTAAGAATTTCTTTAAGTCGTAGTGTAATTTCTATATCTTTGGATGCTATAAATTGAAAGTCTCTGAGACTCGGAGCTGCGACAATAACATCGACTCCGTATTTATTCTTAATTGTTTCTTTTAAAGTAGTTTGGTATTTTAGTAAGGTGAAGATATTTGCTTTTTCGAAAAAAGCATCCGTTTCACCTCGGAAGAACATTTTAGAAAGATCTTTTTGTCGGTCGAAATCTACAACGCATACCTTCGCTTTTTTACCGAGGGCCATTGCGAGATGTCCTGTAGAAGTGGTCTTTGAAACCCCTCCTTTCGGATTTGCTACAACAATAATATTATGTCGCTTACTCATATTATTGAAATACCGTATCGAATTTGTTAGGAAAGCGAAAAATTTAAAAAAAGATAAAATCTTGAAATTTTTTGTAAAAGTTTAGCCGGCTAAACTTTAGATATTCATTGGGGTTGTAAGACAAAAACAGACATATAAAAGACCCACGGATGTGAAAGGGTAGGTTAGATTAAGCCTCTCGCATAAAATACAACAGAGCTTAATAAAAGAATCGAATTAGTTTAAATATCTTCCTGGGAAAGTAGATCGAGAAAATCTACGAGAGCCCTTTTCTTACGTTCAGAAGGGTTATAGTAAAACACTGTCAGAAATATTTCTCAGAGAGCCAAAATAACAAACCGGGATAAGAAGAATGTGGTAGTGGAATTCATCATTGAAATTTTTGAACAAAAAGGTTTAAAAAATCCAGCAATAAATTTTTGTCCTTCTCGTTTGGAGAATCTGGAAGGGCATCTAAAATTGGTAGTAATTCGTAGTTTTTCAGTTTGTTTATAAGAGCATACTGGGATTTAATTTCAGACTCCAAAAGAACTTCTGGGTCTTTCGGCTCGCCTGAACCGAATTTAAGCCACTCTCCGCGGTAGCCTAGTTTGTGTTCCACTCTAACTAAAAAATGATTACTAGGCGCAATATCGCCACGTTTGGTTTTGTAATAAGTACTAAGATCAATATCTAAAATTTTAGCTAATTCTTTGGGCTTTTTTTTGCATTCGGTCTCAATATGGATAAATCTTTTGGTAATAATTTTTTTAGCACTTGGTTTCATTTTTTGGAAAAATTCCTAAATTTTAGTATACAAATGGGATTAATTCCCAAATTTGACAAATATAGACTTCTCCTGTGCCAAGCACAGGACTTTTCTAAAAGATTAAATTTAACATAGGCTTAAATGTTAAAATTGTGTTCGAACTGGTGAAGAGTGACTTGAGGGCGAAAGAAAAGGTAAAAATCATGTTCGACATCCATTAGTGAAACTGAATATATAAAAATAAATCGATATAACATTAGTCGATAAAGCCAAAAAAAATCAAAACAAAAACAGCCAAATCGGAAGATTCGGACCCCACTTTCAAAGACATCCTTAAAAACCAAAACCGGACATATTAGGTTGGCCTAATGCATCCGTGTCAAATTATGAAGTTTGGAAGTCAAACGAATAAAAAATGGGAATCTTGGAGAGGTATAAAATAACTCCGATAGGGAAGGGGAGTGCGTACTATGAGGTATATGACTCACTTACAAAGAAAGTCGTATATAGCCATCCCAAGCGTGCGTGGTGTATCGACTGGGTCTTAGAGCTATACATCGAAACGGAACGATCAAAAAAGGAATAAAATTTAGAAATAAAAAACTCCGATAGGGCAGGGCGGGATAGAACGGAAGCCTTGGACCTTCTAAACTTGAGGGAGTGCAAACGGCCCCGATTTGGGCATGAAAGAACACTCGGGGTATATCGTAGAAGAAGAGGGAGGGGAAATGAACGAATTTTTTTTAATTTTTTCACTGGGACTGGTGATTTTTTTCGGGGTGGAGACATACCGATATCGATTTAGGCGGTTATCCTCAAAACAAATCCTAAACGAACAGAATAAAAAATATGCGAAAACGGAATAAACTCAAAACAGGAAATAACGCAGTTGGATACAAATGAGACGATCCTACTTCCAAAAAACGGGATCAAACGCACAAACCAGATACGAATCGATATATTACTAGGCCATTACGACTGGGTCGAAAAGCAAAATGACCCTAGACGATTCGAACATAAATATTTAGAGAACTTAGAAATTTCTGTAAAAAGTGATGATGAGATTCATTTCCGAGTCAAAGAGAATCCATATTATCTTACAACGGATAAGGCTACGGTCGAACAAGTGCTCGAATATATAGACTCGAATTGGAAACGAATTCGAGATCTACCGATGGAAACAACTCATCTAGATCGTGTATTTGCAAACCCCGAAGAACTTTTGAATGTAGTGGCATAAAGCGGAATATAATTCGAAAGCAAACAAAGAAATTCTAAAAATAGAGTGGGTTTTATTCTCAAGACAGAAAGAAAAATATCAAACCAAAAGGTAAAAACCGTATGAGTGTATCAATATTAAATCAAAATATTTCCCTTATCTCTAAAGAGAAAAAGTCCAGACCGCTAAAAGATTCTGATACTTTCTTTTTTCGTGAAGAAAATGGAGAGGTTCTGTATATGGATCGTCGGGACGCAATTCGGATTTTAGAAGCGATCCGAAATTCAAAAAATGAAACCATAATGACGCCGCCTAATATGAGAGTTGAGTACCACATATATAAGCACATAGCTCCGACTTTGAACTCTCCAAGACTTTGGGGAGCAATCGGACAGGAATTTGTTGGACCCGGCGCGGATAAAAGCGCAATTGACGAAGTTGAGAGATTACAACAATCAGCACCGCAGGGCGTAAGTTATTCCGTGCAGCGGTATGAGTATTCCGAGTCTCGTAAAAATCGACCCAAGAAAATAACGATTTGGAGAAATGGACTATCGATTGTGGCCTAAGTTTCGAATGAAGGCACTTGCGATAGGGACAGTCCTTAACTTTTTTCGTTATCGATAAATTCTTGAATGGACCCTTTTTCAATTTGTGTGGATCACGAAAATGTGAAAGAAGAAATGTTAATCAAAAGTCTCCAGAAGGATTTCGCTTTTCGTTGGAAAAACTTGCCATTACAACAAAGTGATTCCATACTTCGCCAAGAAGCATTGAAAAAACTGATTTTTCAATTCGTTCAAGAATTGTATTTCGGAAAACAAGAATTCGAAAAACTTATAGAGAATCAAGTTCTTAAAATTGATAACTTATATATTCAGGCTAACGATGAATCTTATTTCGATGAGTAATTGAACATTGCATAAAGTGGTAAGGTTATAGTTTGTTTTTAAAATGTTTTACCAGATTTCGAATCATATCCTGATCAGATTCAGGAAGAAGAATGAAATCATCGATTAAGGGCTTAAGACCTTTAGCCTGATTTATTTTTCGAATGAATTCTGTCATTTTGCTCAAGGATGTTATATCGGTTTTTTGGCTTTCCGGTAAATCAAACATTTGCCCCTTACCGTTTAAAAGCCATTGATGGGAAATCTTGTGAACTGCTTCGACAGCTAATGCGTCAATGCGAGTAATCGTAAGTTTTCCACTTATCCATCTGCTTATAGTTTGTTGAGACGATCCAATGCTGTCCGCAAATTCCGTTTGGTTGATACCGAGAACGGATATCGTTTCCGATAACCTTCTTCCCGGAGTTGAATCATTTGCCTTCATAATTCATTTCCTACTTGACCAAATTCCATTCGTGTATCATATGTAATTTATATTCCAATAGGATACATGGAGATGGTCTTCGTGCCTTAAAAACATGCAAGCAGTAAAAAAGATCAAACGGATATATTTCCCTTCGGTTTTAATTCGAACCATGGATTTTATTTGGAATACGGATTTGTTGAAACTTAAAAGAAAAAAGCCCGGCAGCACCCGAGCTTTTTTGGGATCACAGTGAACTAAATGAACCTGGTTCCAGTGAATGCCTCTGTTTCAAAAAGTCAATCAAAATTTGATAATGGAGCAGATTGATGAATTTGAATTCAAGAATTGGAAGAATCGCGATCGAAGTCAAGATTGCGTTTGAGGCGTTTCGACTAACGAACGGATATGAACCGAACGAGCGAGAGAAAGTAGGAATTTTGAACGAACGCGGGTTTATCAATTCGATTCGTATCGTTCAAAACTGGGAGAGATTGGATAGAAAGTTAAAAACGTTGGCTGATGAAATCCGAAAAGGGGAGTGCGTATGACGACCACCCTACAGAAAGAGTCTTCTCAAGAATCACAACTAACTAAATCGAAGCCGTTTGAATTTACGACCGAGCAAATTGAACTTTTAAAAAGAACTGTAGCTAAAGGCGCCACAGACGACGAATTGAGTCTTTTTCTGATTCAATGCAAGCGAACAGGTCTTGATCCTTTCCTTCGCCAAATCTATGCGATTAAGCGTTGGGATTCTAGAGAGAAAGCATACGTGATGCAGGTTCAAACGTCGATCGATGGCTTTCGTCTAATCGCGCATCGAACAGAAAAATACGCCGGCCAACTTGGTCCTTGGTGGTGCGGACCCGATGGGAAATGGGTAGATGTTTGGTTGAAAAAAGAACACCCCATTGCGGCAAAGATTGGAATTTTACGAAAAGATTTCACCGAACCACTTTATGCAGTCGCTAGATACGACGCTTATGTTCAAAAAAATTCCGACGGCAAGCCAAACGCAATTTGGGATAAAATGAGCGACAACCAGTTGGCAAAGTGCGCGGAATCCCTGGGACTTAGAAAAGCATTTCCAAACGAAACTTCCGGTCTATATACCTTCGAAGAGCTTCCGGTCGTCGAATTTCAAATTTCAGAGACTCAAGCAAAGAGTGAAAAAGATATCACTCCTTCTTCTGAGAAACCAAAACAGGAAAAGACTTCCGCAGAAAAATACCGAAGCCTTATGGACTTGATCCAGAAAGTGCAAAGGGCGACTAATCTTACCGATGAGCAAAAGAAAAATGAACTTCTGAGAATAAAGAAAAGTTGGGAAAAAATTAGAGATACATTCTCGGAATCCGAAGTTCATTTTTTCAACGATGGTAAAAACGAGATCCTAAACGTTCTATGTAAATATGGATGGATCGAAGATCCAAACATACCCGAACCCGAAGAAACCGGATCGGATAAAACCATCCCAGAAAATTCGATCCAAGCCGAAGATTCTGTTATAAACACGACGTCATCGGAACCGGAACTTGTCGGATTGAATGGAGGAATGCGCTAATGTATCCTTCCATAAAAAGATCGAATAAACTAAGACAAAAACTGGACCTATACGGAATCGAACACTTGTCCGCTTCCGCATTGAACGAATATATCACGGACCCCGCTAAATGGGTTCTAAGATATATCCTCAAGCACAAAGGAAATGGACCTTCCGTTTGGAGAGGGCGAGCGATAGAGAACGCAATGAAAAATTGCGTTCTCTCGAATATGGCGGGTTCCGAATACGAAATAGAATCCGCAGTGGAAACAGGATTTCGCGTTTTTGAAGAATCGGAAAAGGATTTTCTAACCGAGCGGGGAGGGGAGGTCCGCGACAATTATTCTGAAAAACGAGATAAAGAAATTTCTTATATCGAACCTTCCATCCGTGCGGGCTATTCGTATTTTAAAGAAATTCCTTCGGCGATCTTTCAAAAGAAATTCGAATTCGATCTTGGAATCGAGATTCCGGCAATCGGGTATCTCGATTTTTTAACTCCCGAAAAAATTATCGAACTGAAAACCGCGAAAAGTTTCCCAACCGAACTAAAAAACGCCGTGAGAAGACAAGTTGCCTTACAGTGTAAGGCCCTTTCTCTTCCGGCTGAGATTATCTATCTCGGTAAACCTACAAAAAATAAATCTCACGAAGGGTTTAGAAAATTCGAAATCCCGGCTTCCGATATTGAATCTTTAGTAAATGATTATCGTATGGCAGCGAGAGCAATCCGAAGACTTCTCATGAACACAGATTCGGTTGAGGAAATCATAGAATTCGTTTTTCCGAACTACGACAATTTTCTTTGGGATGACGAAGAAATTGAAGTCGCAAAACAGTACTGGAAGTTTGCGGCATGAAAGTATTCCGAATATTCAAAAAAAGAATCAAGACATTCGTTAGAAAAAGAAGGGAACAAAAAGCCCTCAATTTTGCTAACCAGGTTTCCAAACGTGCAAATAGACGAAGAGCTGAAAACGATTTTGTTCAGACTCGATTTGAGAACAGGTAAGCAAAGTCATGAAAACGATAACAAAAAAAGAGCGCCCGTCCGGAATGGACGGGACTTGGATCGATTTTACAATCGTAAACGGACTGAATCTTACCGATCAGGAAAAAATCCTATTCTCTATGATCTTTCACCTTTCCAAAAGAAAAGAAGGTTGTACGGCGGGGAACGCATACTTCGCGGAAATCATGGAGAAATCGGATAAAGCTATTTCCGAAGCGATTTCTAGAATGGCGAGAAAGGGCGTCATCCGCGTACGACTTACAAAAACAAAACTTGGAACACTTCGAGTGATGTTTGCAAACGTTAAAGTTCAAAAACCCACTCCACAAATTTTGGAAGAAGCCACCCCACAAAACGAGGAAGCCACTCCATACGGTGTGGATATTGCTCCACAAAATAGGGAGGCCACCCCACAGGATAAGGAGTGTATACACCCCTCAAATTGTGGATCAGATATTAAAGGAATAAAAGAAGAACATAAAAAAGAGATAGAAAAGGAGTCTTTCTCGCTTTCAGCCGAGACCACTTGGTCGAATGTTTCCGAAAAAGCGAAAGATCTAATCCTTCGTGAATTGAAAGAATACGACCACAACCCGAAAACAGAAAAAAGTAAACTTGAAGAATGGGAATCCTTTCAAGAAGGGTTAAGACCCGAAATCGTTTTGGAAAGCATTTCGAAACTTATCTTAATCAAAAATTCCGAAAACTTCAAAACGGATACTTTTTGGCAATCAAGACCCGTTAATATTTCCTCCGCTTATTCGTACAAAGACCTAATCAAAAACTCTTACAATGCGCTTCTTTTGTTGTCGGAAACGAAATCGAAAAAATCAGTCGAGACTCGACCGGTGCCAACTCCGAGCAATGTGGCATCTATTTCGAAGACTTTATTGTCTGAGCAATACGCTTCGTTCGAAGATTGGGCCTCGGAAAGATTGACCAGCAGTTCTATGCAGTTAATTCGTAAGGCGAAGAGTCCGGACGAGTTTACCGAATCTATTCGAATGGTGTATAACAAGTATGTGAACGAGGAAGGCGGCTCGCCGGTTCTTCATTCGATAGAAAGGCAAGTCGCAGTTTGAAAAATTTTAGAATCAAAAATCAAATCCAAAAGGAGAACAAAAACATGGATAAAAATTTAAGAGATTCGATCATCTGGCATTTCCGGGAAAGGTATTCAGTTATGAAAACTTGGGAGATACTTGAATGGTCTTATCCAAGACTAAAGTTTAAGGAAGTTAAGGAAGTTTTTGACGAACTGGAAAGCCAGATTCCGAAAGCGGGAATACGAAAGAAAACGCTCGCAGCCTAAAAGCGAAAGAATTTGTGAAGGGAAAATCAGATCAAGAATTGAAAGCTGAATTTCTCGAAGCCTTGGAAGAAGGGTATCGAAAGGAAGCTCAAAGGAAAATTCTCGAAGGAGGAAGATTTTTTACAGTGAAATCGAAAAAATCCGGTCTTCTCTGTTTTGCTTCCCTTATCTCCGAAGAAGGAGAAAATCGAAACTATCAAGTTGTCCGATACAAGGATAAAAAGACAAAATGGGTTTCGTACGAAGAGTTGCTTGAGGACTTTGATCTGATCGACGCTGATCCAAAACTTTGTCCGATCGATTGGATTTCTCCAAATTACAAAGAGAAGGCTTTAGACGACGAATCCTTTCGAGAACATTATATGAAGAAAAAAAATGAGACCCGGAACGTAAAAACAAACGCGCAAAACAGAAGTAAGTCTGCATGAAAGAAAGACAAATGTATATTCACACAACTCCAAGAGGTTATAACAAGGCAAAGTTCCTGGATGCACTTGGAAGAAGTTCCAGCATAGAAGAAACGAACGAATTGGGTGAGAAATCTACCATTTGGTTTGGACTTGATAACGGGGATCGAATTAGGTTCGATCAAGAAACTGCGAAACTTGCGGCCTCAATTTTAACGCAGTTCGTTGAAACCGGCAAGATTGCCGCATAAATTTGAAAAATCAAACGTGAACCCTGCGATTTTTTTAAAATCGCAGGTGGAGGATAGCAATCGAATAAAATGTACGGTATTTTAGTAATCTTTTTCTTTTGGCTCGCGGCTGGTTATTTCGTCTTTGGAATCACTGCGCTTCTTATCATATACCTTCTCGGTAATTTCCCTTTAAACAAACCTAAGTTTAACCATCAAAGCAAAACGAAACTTTCAAAACCAGAATGACGTTCCGAGAGGCCGCAGACTGTATGCGGATTTCCCAGAACACACTTCAGAAGCTCGTGCATAAATTTAAGTTTATCCGATACGTCGAGAAATACAATTCCAAGAATCAAAAAATTTTCGATCTCTCCGGCGAGGATATTCGAAGGCTTGTTATGATGAAAGAAGCATCGGGGGAGGAAACGTGGAAGGATTTTCTTTCGATTTACACGTATATAGATCATTCTCCGGTTCATACGATTCAATTTGTTAAAGACGTTGATGAGGAGTTCGTAAGATCGAAAATCGATAAATGGGTTTTGGAATAAAAAATACATTATTAAAGAATAATATTAAAAATAAAGTTTACTTAGTAGGTTATTTTTCTAGTGGTTTAAATCACAAAATCAGTAAAAAGGTGACTAACGTATGAAAACGATACACGAGGGCAAGAGAGCAATAGAAGCAAGTCCTATACGAATCGAATATGTGGATCTGTATAGTGGAAAAAATCAATCCGGAGAAAACAAAGTATGAATACCGTTATGCAAATCATTGAACAAAACGGCGGATTGGAAAAGTTAAAGAGCCGTGCTTTAAAAATCAAAAACGAAGGATTCATGGACTTAGTAATCGAACACATCGGGAAAGGTCCTTTGGGTCACGACGCGATTTCTGTCTGTCACTACTATATCCAAAACGGTGATATGATGCGGGATCCGGAAGTGTGCTTCCAGTTGATCGAAGAGGTTACGATTAAGAAAATAAAGGGAATTTCGAAGATTCAAAAAGAATTAAAAATGATTCCGTATCTCTTTGTTCAAGACGGAGGGCGACCGAGATACGACGAAGTTTACTTGCTGAATGAAGATGGGTCAGTTCACGAAGTTTCTTTGAAACTTCAATATAGTATTCAGGGTTTTTGCAATTTTTGGAGTAAGAACTTAAAAAGCCAAGGATTCCTCGACACGAATAACACAAAAGTTGAGGAAATCGAATGAATGCGGAAGACTATAGATACCAAATCCAAATCATTCGATTACAACTCCTCAGTAAAGAAATCAGTTACGAGAAGGCGAGGGAATTGGCAACCCCTCACCTAAAAAACTTAAACGAGATTGGTAAGCGGATTGCGACGAAACACAATCGTCGCCACTATCCTCTTACCTTTACAGGAATGATGAGATGAAGATACAGACGAGTTACTTTGCAAATGTAAGAAAACTCCCCGAGCATATCGTCCCGATTTCGATCGCAAGATACGCGAGATACTGGAAAGGATTAAAATACTTTCCGCTCGCGCCGGACGCGGACACTTTGAAAATGCCTTTGGAAGAATATACGGAAAAGTTTCTAACTAAACTTTCAAAGTTAAGCGCGGAAGCCGTGATCTTAGAATTAATGAATCTTTCCGAAGGAAAAGACTTCGCTCTTCTTTGTTACGAAAAACCGGGGGATTTTTGTCACCGGCGTCTTGTCGCGGAGTGGATTGAAGAAAAGACAGGTATCAAAATAGAAGAGTACAAAGCAGAAAAACAAGAAGAAACGAAACAACCGAACCTTCTTTAAATGGGGTTCATCGGTTCCGTCCCACCGGAGGCCAGGGCGATCCTCGTAGATTTGATTTCGAAAACACCGAAATCTCGAAACATCTTCGTTGGTTGTTCTGGCAATTTTACAACGGATCGTATCCTTTCGGGACTCGGATACAAAGTCCACTCTAACGATGTATCTCTTTATTCTAAACTCATTGCGGACATTATCCTTAACGAGGATACTCCTTTAAAATGCAATGATCCTACATACTCTGCAGTCTTTCAAAAGTGGCCGAAAGATTCTAAATACAGAAAGCTCGTAGAAGTGATGTATGTTTTGAAAACTTCCAAATTCCGGCCTTGTAAGAACGACTTTCAAAAAGAAATGTGGGATTCGTATTTGGAAAAGGGGGATGAGTTTTACGATCGAACCTTAAAAAAATTCGAATCCGGCGGAGTGTTTGATTTTAAAATCGAATCCTTTTACTTCGGCGATTTTTTGAAACACGTTCAGGACTGCGAGGGGGTTAGTTTTCTTTTTGCGCCTACCTACAAAGGCGGATATGAGAAAATGTACAATACAGTAGAGGAAGTCTTCGAATACGAAAGGGCGACTTACAATCTCTTTGATAGCAAGAATGCAGGAAAAACCTACCTTTCTCTTTTAGAATCCGGTGAATCCGTCATTTATTCAGACATTGACTTTCCGGAGCTCGCGGCCTTCAAAAAGGGGATAGTAAGATATTCGAGTAAAAAAGACGTCACACTTTACACGAGTATTGAAAACAAGAAAACCTACTTTTTTACTCCAACCACTGGAAACGAAAACACGACTTTGAAGATTGTTCCTGATGATTTCCAGTTTTCTGAAAAATCAAAAATAGAATTCGCAAAAGTCACATCAGATTTAATCTTTCATTACAAACATATCTTCATGTCTTCGAGAGTGAACTACTCAGACAAAGAAGATTTCGGAATCGCTTTCCTTGCAGACGGTCATGTTTTCGGTTTTGCAGGGTTTAAAAAATTCATGAGCAGTATGAATCATATTTTTGTATCCTCGGATTTCGTTGTTAAATCCGGCGAGAAAAGAATCTCAAAACTTCTCATCATGCTCCTTCTTTCAACTGAGATAAAAAAGTTCCTAACAAGGCAGTATTTACACGCGTATAGAGGCGTGAGGACTTCCGTATATACTCCACACCCCGTATCCATGAAATACCGAGGTGTGTATGAATTGGTAGAACGTAAGAAAGGTAAACTCGTTTACCAACAGGATTTCAAAAACGCGACCTTGAGTGAAATTTTTAAAGAATGGTTCCAAACAAAGAGGAAGTAAACAAGAAACTCTCTGAAATCAATACTTTCATCGCACCTTACAAACTAGCCTGGGTGGACCCGGCAGAGGACTGCGAACTTTTAGCGGTAAATGCCCGGTATATGACGCCGGACCAAATGAGCCGTTTGGTCGAGAATGTAAAACGAGACGGATTCCTTTCTCAGCTTCCTTTCGGAGTAAAAATAGAAGAGAAATTCAAAGTAATATCTGGGAATCACAGAGTTACCGCGGCAATCAAAGCAAAACTCGAAGCGATTCTAATCCTGTATATCGAGGACATAGATACCGAAAGAGAACTTGCGATTCAACTTTCTCACAATTCGATAGCCGGACAAGACGACTTAGGAATTCTAAAGAATCTCTATCTTCAAATCAAAGAATTGGATTGGAAAGCGTATTCTGGGATTGACGAGCAGTCTCTTCTTAATTACCAAATTCCGGAGCTCGTTCCTATTTCCGAATCGGATATAAAGCTCAATGAAGTAAGACTTTTCTACGGCGATTTGGATCTAAAGCAAATAGACCAGACATTAGAACTTTTAGAAAAGAAACTCATCGATGAAAAGAGAGACCGCGTAGTACTCGGCGAGTTTGAAAGATTCGTGGAGGTTATGACCGAGATTAAAAGGCGGCTCAATGTAAAGAACCATTCCGTAGCGTTTCTCAAGATGATTGAGATTTGTGAAGAATGGATAGAAACAAACGAAAACGATTTATGTGCGTAAACAAAGTGGAAGACCTTCCAAATTAAGCGAGAAGGTAAAAGAGAAATTTTTCGCAGCGATTTCAAATGGTCATACTTACGAATCATCGTGTGCACTTGCAGGGATCTCGGAACGTGCTTTCTATCAATGGAAATCGAAAGGATCGGACGCGGGTGAAAAAAAGAATTCTGAATATGTGCAATTTGTGCAGGAACTTGCAGAGAAGGAGGCCCTTGCAAAGATAAAACTTCTAAGCGACATCCAGAAATCCGATTCGTGGCAAGCGAAGGCTTGGATTTTAGAACGTCGGTGGCCGGAAGAGTGGGGCAGAAAGGACAAACTCTCCGTCGAGAAAGAAGTTCAACAAGTTGTAGTGTATCTTCCTGATAACGGAAGAACTCCGATCGATGTAAACAAAAACGAAACTACGTCCCAGGATTGACCGGTAAATCCCGGATCATACAACCGCAACCGGGACCGCAGGAAAGGTTTCTTTCGACGTTTGCGGACATTGCTTTTTTTGGAGGAGCCAAAGGAGGGGGAAAGAGCTACGCGATCACGATTGATCCACTCCGGTATGTCCACATTCCAAAATTCAACGCCGTCTTTTTTAGAAAGAACTCTACTGACTTACGAAAGCCCGGCGGCCTTTGGGATGAAGCAAATAACCTTTATCCTTTCATCGGTGGAATTGCCCGCGAGTCACCGGCACTTGAATACAGGATCCAAAAAGCAAGTATCCAATATCATCACCTTCAACTTGAGAAAACTAAATTCTCTTGGGAAGGTTCTCAGGTTGCAGGATTCTATTTCGATGAGTGTAATCAGTTTTCCGAAGATACTTTTTTCTTTATGGGTTCAAGGAACCGATCCGGAAGTGGTGTTTTGCCTTACGTTCGTGCGACTTGTAATCCCGATCCCGATTCTTGGATACGGAGATTCCTTGATTGGTGGATAGACCGCGAGACGGGCTTACCCATTCCCGCAAGAGATGGAAAGGTCCGCTATTTTCTCCGAGTAAAAAACGAATTCTACTTCGCTGATTCCAAAAAAGAACTCATTCACTTATTTCCTGATTTTACGGAAGCAGATATAAGATCCGTAACCTTTATTAAGTCTTCTGTATATGATAACAAGATCCTTTTAGAAAAAAACCCAGGCTACTTAGCAAACCTCAAGTCCATGGCTGACTATGAGCGCGAAAGATACCTTGAAGGAAACTGGAATGCGCGGCCAGTTGCCGGAAAAGTTTTCAATCGTCACTGGTTCGGACACGCGCCCGAGTTTCCAAGTGATATGCGGCTCTTCCGTTTCTGGGATTTGGCGGCCACAGTTAAGAAAACAAACAAAAACGATCCAGATTTTACCGCGACAGCGATAGGAGGTTTTAAAGACGGAATTCTCTATTTAAAATTCGATCAGAACAGACTCGCTTGGCACGACGTTAAACGTTGGATCCAAAGGGAATCCGAACTCGACAAAATTCAATATTCAAAATACGGAAAAGTCAAAGTAGGCGTAGAGAAAGAACCGGGTGCAACCGGAAAAGGCGCTGTAGAAGACATCATAACGTTACTTGCAGAAATTGGAGTGGAGTGTGCTTCTTATCCGGCCAACGGAGACAAACTTTCTCGGGCACTTCCCTGGGCCGGTCTTGCAGGAATCGGAAAAGTTGTGATCGTAAATAGTCCGAATACGAGTATAGAAGTAATTCTAAACACGCTTCACAACTTTGTCGGTGATGGGAAAGGTCACGACGACATTGTGGATGTGGGTTCCGGCGTTTACTACATGGCGATTGAGAAAACCTTTGTCGCATCCTTCGGCCTTGCCTCCTAAAGAAAATTTACGAATGCACCTGACTGTTTTCCATCCGTGAAATACAGTAAAAATAGGCCCTTAAAAAAGTTTCATGTCCGAGACGATCGAAAACGAAATCATTCTAAAGAGAAGGCACCCAGATATTGCGTCAAAATTGACCGCATGGGAGTTGATACGAGATTCGTTTCTTGGCGGCCTTTCCTATATTGATAAAAACCACCTCTTTCAATACTCGAAAGAAAATTCATTTTCGTATGAAAACCGAAAGAAGAGATCCGTATTTTTAAATCATACTTCTCCGATCGTCGAAGCTCTTACCGGACTTATTTTCGATACTACACCAACCAGAAACGTACCCGATTCTTTAAAACCATTCCTCGAAAAAGTAAATCATCGTCAGAGTATGGATGAGTTCATGCAAGAAGTTGCTACCAAGTCGCTACTTTGCACTTGCGCCGTCCTTGTTGATTCGCCGACCTTCGATCCCGAAACTATTAAAACCCAAGCGGATATAAATGAACAAGGACTAAGGCCCTATTGCGTATTGTACGATCTTGGTCAGGTCCGTGATTTCTCTATTGATGAGAATGGATCACTTCTTTGGGTGCTTCTTGATAACTCGTATCTGGAGGATGAGGATCCATTCCAGGAAAGAACGAACATAGTCGAGTATCGACTTTGGACTAAGGATTATTATCAAGACTTTACACGAACCAAAGACGGAAAGGTTATCGCAAACGATCCTGTTCAGCATTCACTCGGACGCGTTCCTCTCATTTTCGTATCCTGGTCCGATAACGAATCAGGGCCGATCAATCAGACGATTTTTGAAGACATTGCGATCATCGATCGTAAGATTTATAACCTCTTGTCCGTAGAAGATGAGGTTATCTATTCCGGTGCGTTTAAGATTTTCATCTATCCCGGAATCCTCCCGGAAAAACTGGAAAAGGAAGGAATCGGTTCTCTTTCCTTTATAACATACGACAAAGAATCCGGCTTGGCTCCCTCGTTCATAGGCCCTGGAATCGAGGATCTTACCGGTCTTGGAATCGTTGTAGAAAGACTCTGCAAAAAAATTCTTCAAAAAGTAGGGCTTGACAAAGACCAAGAAAAGACCGGCCCTCAATCCGGGATTGCAAAGTCCTTAGAATTTCGTGAAGCTAAGGCGTTCTTACACTCCGGGTCAACGCGTCTTGAAAAGTGCGAAAGAGAAATCTTCGAACTCTTTGCTCTCTGGCAAAAATCCTCAGTTTCAAAAGATCAAATCAAGATTTCGTATCAGAAAAAATTCGAAACGATCGACGTCGCGGAAACGGTTAAGACGCTTCTATCCGTCTTTGATAGTCTGAATTACTCCGCAGTAAAAAAGAAGATCGCAAAAGAAATCATAAACAAGGTCTTTCCCGATCTTAGCGAATCAGAAAAGAGTAAACTCTACTTGGAAATCGATTCAAGTGATACAGAAAAACTTCCCGGCTTCATGGAGAAGTTTTTCAATCAAGAAAGTAGTCATACGGCCTCTTCCTCCGACATGGAAGAAAAGAATCAAGAATCACAAAACACACGGGGAGCGACCCCGATACAAACGCAAACGCGAACGGTGAAAACCGAGAACAGGTAGCATAGATGAGGTTTTGGAACCAATATTCCAGAGTTTTAAAACAAGCAGGCGAAGGAGACGGATCGGGAGGAACAGAGACAGAGACAGAAGAGAACGGCCAAGGTAGTGAAGGAGGAGGGGACTCAAGGAGCAACGAACCGGAACTCGCAGAGTTCAAGTTTGGAGGAAATACTTACAACATACCTCGGGAACTCGCTCAAGGGTTTGGAAAGCTATCGGCAGAATTTAGGACCGCATCGAGTAAACTCAAGACTCTCGAAGAAGCGGCCAAAGAAGAACACCCGGCCCTAAAGGAACTTCAAGAAAAACTGCAACAGTTAGAACTCGAAAAACTTCCTGAGAAAGAAAGAGAGGCCGCGAGACTCGGAGTAGAAATAAAAAAACTAAGCGGAGTTATCGAAGCTGAAAAAAGAAATAAGGAACGTTACGAAAGTCTCTTTCGTGAAAAGTCGATCAATACGGAACTTTACTCCGCACTTTCCAAACACAATCTTTACGATCAAAACCAAGCTCTTCTTCTTTTGAAAGCGATCAGTCAACCGACTGTAATCGAGAATAAGGAAGATGGAAGTTTTAAAGTCTTCTTAAAGCTCGATGTTGGCGACGGCGCGGGTGTTCAAGAATTAGAACCCGAAGAAGCGGCTGCCAAATGGCTAGCGTTACCGACGAACGCAAACCTTCTCAAATCCAATTTAATTCCAGGTTCTGGGACATCCGTGAAAGGAGGTCGCTTAACTACAACCGGACAGGTTGCCTACAAGCGTTCCGACTTAGCGAAACCGGAAGTAAGACAAGAACGGCTCGAAAAGATGAAAGCCGGAATCCAAACGATCATCGTTGACTAACGAGAAGGTTCAATGTCTAACTCAGGACAAGATGTACTCTTTCCTGAATTCTGGTTCGATGGGTGGGATGCCTTAGACTCCGGAGTTCTCAATTTTCAAAATCAAGTTTCAAGATCGATCGAGCAAAAGCTCGCGGAAGTAGGGGACAAAGTAACGGTCCCGATTACACCGGATTTCGGTGACGCAGACGACTACGATCCGAAAGAAGATCCCGATGCGACCGATGTTCACCAAGAAGCTAAGAAAGTCGAACTAACGGAATCGAAAAAGAAAACGATTATCTTAACTTCCACCGAACTTTCTTTAAGCTCGTATGATCTTGTCGAGAAATACGCGCAACCGATGGCTCTTTCTCTTTATACAACGGTGAACAAGTTTATCTATAACCTCGCGTTAAAGACAAACAACATCGTCGATGCAAGGACAGGACTTGATAAAGACAAGGTTGTGAAACTCAGGACAATGCTTTCGAATAACAAAGTCAGTGGAGAGAAACAGCTTGTTTGCGCTCCGGATGACTACGGTTCTCTTCTTTCCATTCCGGAGTTTTTCAAAGCGAACGAATCCGGAGATACGAGCGCACTGAGGGACGGAAAAATCACTCGCGCACTCGGATTCAACGTATCCGAAAACCACGCGATCGAATCGTATACTCCGACCGATCTTGCAGGTGCGGTAAACCACACCGGCGGTTACGCGTCTGGAGACTCGGAAATGATCGTCGATGCGTTTAACGATGCCGTTAAGCCGGTACGACCAGGAGACGTTTTCACTGTAGCCGGAGAAACGGGAGCTCCGTTTCATACGGTAATTCGAACCGACAAATCTCTTGGGGTTACGACTAAGATTTATTTTGACGGGCCTCTTAGAAACGCTGTTTCGGATAACGCAGTTATTACGGTGATTCCTTCCCGTTCCATGGTTGCGTTTTCGCCGTCCGCGATCGCGTTCGGCGCAAGAGCTTACAAAGCAATGCCCGAAGGAACCGGAGTAAGGTCCGTTGTTGCGATGCTCGCCGGTCTTCCTGTTCGGGTTTCTGTTTGGTCGGATGGACTCAGGGTCAAAGTGCAGAATGACATTCTCTATGGTGGAGAAGTAATCAATCAAAAACGACTTGGAAGAGTTCTCGCGGCGGCTTAAAACCACATGAAAAAAAATCTAATCAAAGTGTATAAAAAACTAAAAAATGGGACTGAGGTCGAGTTACTCGCAGACGAAAGCCAACTCGAAGCCCTCGCTGTTCATTCTGATTTTCGAATTCCGGAATCAAAGGAAGTTCACAGTCCCAAAAAGAAAATCGAAGAAGAAGAGGTGCAAACCTAAAAATGAAAGTCGGGCTTGTAACGATAAAAGAGTCCGATGACTTTTTACAGTATTTCTCCGGAGGATCACTCTGGAGGGATACTGAGAGAAGCGAATATTTTCAAAAAGAAACAGTCACAGCAATAGGTGAAAATCTAATCGGGTTCGGAACCGAGTTCAATGGAACTCTCCCGCTTCTTCCCGAAGAAACTTTAGATTTAGAATCCCAACTTGTGAACGTAGTTTCCGTTACAGATGATTCAAACGCGATTATAACCTCGGTTGAATTCGATATTGATCTTCCGGTTCGGTTCCGACGCATTCCAGAAAACAAAGTGGGGGCACTCACAAATCTCATTCAAAGAAAAAGAGAAGCTCTGAATACCGCCTTTTTAAGGCTTCAAAATTCGGAATCTTTTGATTATGCCAAAGTTAGCGAAGAAACTTTAAAAAAAGCTCAGATCGTTTTTGCGTTGGAGTTATTTAAACTACCAACAAACAAACATGCAGAGAACCGGGCCAACGGGATTCAATCGTATTCAATTTCCGATCAGAGTTACACATACAAAAATGGAACCATAAAAGATATTCCTGAATCGGTTTATGATTTCGTAAAAAAGGAAGGAAGTAGGACTTCTGGGAAACTTTTTCGTACTGGATCGGGAGTGTCGGTTTACTAAGTGAAATTTCACGACGACTTATTACGCGAAATGAGTAAAAGTCAGGTGGACGTTTTGCTTGAAAATCTTTCCGATGCGATTCGCGAATTGGAAACTGCAATCGTAGAAGTTACTTGGAAAACAAAGAATCATTTCTCTAAGGTAACTCCCGATCAAAAAGAATACCTTAGTTTTTTAGAAAGAAGATACAAAAAGATTCTTATCCTTTATGATAACGTTTTAAATACATTCTATGAATCAATTGGAAATACTCTTTCGCAAACCTACCGATACGGAAGAAGCATATCTGAAAATTTGATCTTAGAATCCGGGATGAATGTCGCCGGAACCGCGATCGATTCGAAGGCTTTGCCGGTTTTAATCAGAGACGCGGCCCGAGATTTCCGAGTCGCAATCAAACAATCTAAAGTTATGTTTCAGACTTATTTTAAGCTCTCCAAGCAAGGAGTTCTTTCTGAATCGGAACTTTCCAAAGCGGTTGCAAAAGGTCTTTTAAAATCGGGAACACCAACGCAAGCGCGAAAGAATGTCATTGAGCTTTTCTACAATACTGATTTTTCAAAAAGCCAAAGCTCTCGAATCATTTCACCGAAAGACAAAGATTCAAGAGAATTCTTTTGTGAAAAACTTGGTAAAAAGAAATTCGAGAAATTAGAAAGACTCAATTCTAAATTTTTAGAAAAGAAATACATTCAAATCCTGGATCGTAACGGAGATCCGATTCACTTCAAAGTTGAGAGTTACGCTGAACTCGTTACAAGATCCCGAATCACAGACAGCCAAGTTACTGCCTCGATCGAAGAGGGAACACGCGCAGGCATCGTTTTATACACCGTTCCCGGTCACAACACTACAGCCAAAGTTTGTAAACCTCACGAAGACGAGATATACACGACGGACCCGGACTTAGCAAAAGCGGGAGTTTTTAAACTTCTAACCGAAAAAGAAAAACCAGGGTATCATCCGAGATGCTCTCATCGACTTTTTCCGTTAGTGCTTACAAACAGAAAACTCTTTGCTCTCATTGCCTCTCGATCAAATGAAAATTTTGCTCGTTCTTGGTTTCGAAAACAAGGGAAGGCAATTCCTGAAAGGAGCGCGGCGTAATGGTCCCTTTCGAGATTTTAAGACCGGTCTACAACGTTGCGGATAGCGCACTGGATGAAGAGAGATCCGAACATATCACGGTCTTTGCCGAAAGCTGGCAACCGAAAACGAGAATTAGAAATTCCGATAACGGAATCGCATATACAACGCTTCACGTAGATATTTTACCGAATGAGGATATCCGACCCACCGACCTAATCAAATGGCCGCAAGGTATTTCGAAAGAAGACTTTGCAATTCGTGGCAGATATCTTTCCATTCTTTACTTCTATCCAGCACCCGACGCAAACCAAAACGTACATCACATTGAGATTGAGGGTTAGCTTGAGTAAGGGCTGGAAAGTAGACGATCACGAATTCAAAGAAAGACTCGGGATCTTTTTTCCGGAAAAGATAATCGAGGTCGCAAAAAAAGCGTTTGAGATCGTAGCCCTCGGAATCCCGGCGAAAATATCAAGTTCCCACACAGGTATTCAACCACAAAGACAAACCGGATACATGCAGGGAGCCTACTCGATCTATGTTGGCGACGAACTCGTAAAGGATGTGGAAGAAGTTTCATCGAAATCCAAATCACAGTTCAAACTTCCACCTGCAATAGCAGACATCACAGACTTAGAAGCAAGGACCATTTATGAAGCTCCTTACGCGGAAGTGCAACAGTCGGGAGAAAGTAAAGCAGACGGAAAACCAATCACACTCAAAGGAAAACAACCCGGAACCGGACCCGGTTGGATTGAGAAACTTCAAGAACCTGTGAACTCAAACGAAATTGTAGAAGAAGTCTCCGACCATTTCGGCGATCTCTTCGAAAAGACTTTTGGATGAGCGACGTAACGACTCACAGATACTTGATCGAATACTTAGTTGATTGGATGAAGAATGAGCTTTCCTTTTCTTCTTACTCAAACATTTTACAGCCCTTTGTCGAGACCCCTAAAGAGGCCGTAGAGAAGATTTTAGTCATTCATAATATAACTACAAACCCCGATCCGTTTTCGAAGACGCAGATCGATTTTTTGTGTATTGCAAAGACACTTCCAAGATCGAAAGACATCGCATTTGATCTGTATGAAAAGTTAAACGAAAGGTATAACTTAAGTTTACCGACCCCGCAAAATCTTCCGCAAGGAAAAACAACTGTAGATCTTCCGGGTATCACCTTGAGAGTCATCCAAGGAAAAGAAATTCGACTCATCGGCCAAGTTCTGAACGGCGAGTATCGATACAACGCGAGTTTTTTTATTTCATAAAAGGAGGAAGAATGAATGAAGAACAGGTGACACTTCTTAAGTCAACCCGAAACGGTGACGTTACTATCCGAGTCCCAAAATCGCAAGTAGAGGAGTTTTTAAAAGACCCTCTCTTTAAACTCTACGAACCAAAAAGTACCATTCAGGAAAAGCCAAAACAAAACGTGAAACAAAGCTCTCCCGAGTGAGCTAACAAATGGCACTTGAAGATTTAATCACGCCGGAAGGATCGGCGGTTATCGGTCGGCCTACAGGATCAATCAGTCCGATAGCGACGGATTTCGGAAGACCACTTTCAAAAACTGGGAACCAACCGGGAACCATTTCCGTTTCGGCCAATGATGTTTTAGTTACGGGAACCGGAACGGATTTCACGAGACTTTCAGTCGGTCAGTATCTAAAGATCGGAAACTTACCCGGTCTTAAAAAAATCAAAACCATAACGGGAGTAACCTCACTTGAACTGATGACTCCGATCGGAGCGGTTCCGGGGACAGGAGCGACTTTCAAAATCGCGGACATGTGGGACTTAGGCATGAGTTTGAAAGCTACGATGCAAGAGTCGTTAGGATACGCGGAACACGTCGCCATGCAAATGGGAGCGCAAGCGTTTAAGAAGACTCTGAACTCGTACATGGTGACGACGACGATTGAAATCATCGAACCCGTACAAGAGGTGATTCAGAAAGTTATCAAAGGGTATCTGATAAACTACGATTCACTTACCGGAAATATCAAAGGCGCGGCTCGAACGGTCAAAATGTGGGATTCAATCGAGGCCGGTAACGGTCAGGAACTTCACTTAACCGGACTCATTGCACCAAGAACCCGCTCTCTTGATCCGATGGATCTTTTGATTCTACCGAACACGATGCTCTACCCGGAACCGAAATGGGAATTCGACGGTAAGACTCCGCTTTCTGTGGAACTAAAATTCGAATCACTCGTGGATCCAAACACAACGTTCCGCGGCCTCCCGGTTGCATACTATCTGGGGGATTTAAGTGCAACATAACATTCACCCGTACAACGAGACTACCATCGTCTTTTTAGGCGGTGGAGAAATCACACTTCCGATTCACGTATCGACAATCGGGCTTCACGAACGACTTTCTAAAATTCAAGACAAGTTGGAACTTGCGATCGAGCAACACTCAACCGCGTTTAACGAAACAAATCATGTAATTTCCGAACTATACGAAAGTTACAAGTTGCTCGTATTGGAAGACGCCGTTTCGTTCGTAGACTTTTGTAAGGACTTAACTCAGTATGTTTCCGAAAATGATTGTACGTTGTTTGTTAAAAAACAAAAAGAAGCTCGGAAATTCGGAGATAAAATTCTAACGCTCCTTCGAGAGAAATTCCAAGTCACGGTTTTCGAATCGGAAAAACATATCGAAGTCCTAAATCGGATTCCCTTTTTCTATCCCGACTTTTCAAACATATTCAAATTCTTAAATGAAGTCGAACTCGCAACCAAACGAAATCCGGGAGAATCGTCCGCAAAAAAGTAGATCCCGACTCGGAACTTGTTCTTGCAAAAATGAAACTCGTTCGTTCCGGAGTTCGGGAAGAAACGGTTCAAAAACTAAACTACCACGGACTGACAAGCCGACTTCTCGCGCTCCGGTATATGGAGTTAGAAGAATATAGAAACAAACTTCTTGTAGCAGTATATCTGAAACCGGAATTTGCGGAAGAGATTACGAAGAGAATCGCAAGTATAGACAAAGAAATGACTTCTTTGAAACTCGTTCGTCCGTCGCAAAAATTGACGGAAGAAGAATACGAAGATGCGTTTTGGAAAGCTAAATCCGAATCTGCGGATTTTTGGAAAAAACTAAAGGAAGAACATACATTAAGGAAAAACGGAATCGTGATACGCGAAGAGTAATCTCTGAATAAAAACCAAGCGACGGTTAACGTTTCTCTCGTCGGAGACCGAAAGCCGCTTCAAAAGGCTTTTAACGATGCCGTTTCCGATGCGCGAAGTTTTGTCACTCAGATCAAGGAACTCGGTCAGGCGGCGAATAACGCGATCGCAGTCGATCCGAAAGCGTACCGTAGTTCTCTAAACACGATTTCAGGTCTTGAATCAAGACTAAAGAAATTCCAAGACGCAATGAGTCAGGCTCAAATTGGAAGCGACTCATTCAATCGTCTTAAATCCGCCGTTGAATCGGTTCGGACGAAGCTCGATGAGGCAAAGAAATCAGGAGCCGAGTTTGGCAAAACTTTAAGCTCTGCAATCGATCCGAAAGCGTTCAGGCAATCCTTAAACACGATTTCAGGTCTTGAAACAAGACTAAAAAAATTCCAAGATGCAATGAGTCGTTCTCAGATAGGAGGCGACTCGTTCAATCGGCTCAAATCCGGAGTCGAGTCCGTTCGTGTAAAACTCGACGAAGCAAGAAAGTCGGGAGAAGACTTTAACAAACAAACCCTCTCACTCAAAACTGGACTCGCCTCCCTTGCGAGCGGATTCACAACCCGAGTAATCACAAGCGAAGTAAAGTCCTTTATGGACGAGGCCCAGAAAGCTCAGAACACTATGTCTGGACTTTCTGCTGTTATCGGATACAAATTCGGTAAAGAAGCAATTCCCGAAGCAGTATCAGCGGTAAGTGCAATTTCAAATGAACTGAATTTGAATAAAGAAGCAGTAACCGCAACGATGCGAAATTTTACTTCGATGGGATATTCGGTTACGGAAGCCTCAAAGCTCATTCGAGCAAACGCGGACATAGGTTCGGTTCTTAGACAATCCAATTATTCTCTCGCGGAATCGATCGAAGTAGTCTCGCAAGGATACAAAGCGGGAAACTCGATTCTTTCCGATGCAACCGGGATTCAGACGAATATCTCCAAGATGCTCGAAATCCACGGGATGAAAATGGATGACCTAAATGACGCAACGAAAAGCGCACAGGCCAGACAGGTTCTTTTGAATGAAACATTACGCGAAACGGAAGCGTATCAAGGAAGAGCGGCAGAACAAGCGCAAGGATACGCAGGCGCTTTGGGTAGACTTGACAAGTCTTCGAATGAAACAAAGGTCGCACTCGGTAAACTTTATCAGGAATCTTTACTGCCAATTTTAAATCTCGGTAGTGACGGATTTTCATTTTTACCCGGTTTATTCTCAAATGGTGACAAGGTAAAAAAATTAGATCAAGAAATCATTCTTCTTAGAGAGTCTTTAGCTCGCGTTCCAGAAGGATCCGATGAATGGAAAAAAATCGATGCTCAAATTAAAAAAACTCAAATTGAAATAATAAATCTCGGTCCTTCGATTTCTCATTTCGGAAAATCCCTCACTGTAGCCGGAACAGCCGGACTTACATTTTACGCTTCTCTCATAACAATTACAAAAGGTTTAGAACTCGCAGGAGTCGCCGGAGCTACCAACTGGACAAAGATCTTAGGGCCTTTTGCGTTAGGAGCAACAGCCCTTGTATTTACGATTGATATTGTTGAGAGGTTTCGACGGGAAGGGGAACAAAAAGACACAGAAGAAAAGGGAAGAAGGCTTAAAGAACGATTCAAAGAAGACTTAGAATCTGCGGATAAGGCGATCAATGAACTTGCAGGAGCTTCCAACTTAGGCTATGCGGTCGGTGAGCAAAAGATTGAGAAACTTCAAAAGAATTTAAAGAATCTCGGATTTACGGCAGAAGAGACCGAGAAAATTTTCAAACGAAATTGGCTTTCCGGGAAACAGTTTGTTTCCAGCGAAGAGGTAAACCGTTGGAGAAAAGCGTTTTCAGAAATAAATAAAGAAGAATCGGGACCGAAAGCTCCAAGTTCTTCGTCCAGTGGAGGAGGGAAGGGAAAACTTAAAGAGGATTTATCGGAACAAAAACGGATCATTGAAGAATTTTGGAAATCTAATCCTTCGACTGTAAAACTCACTGGAACGTTAGAGTCTCAATCTTTCGAATATCTAAAAAAACAACTTCTCGATTTTTCACAAAAAGAAGGAGCGAGGATTCCTCTTACTCTCGATGGAAAATCAATCACTCCCGACAAAATTCAAAATAAGGAACAACTCGAACGAGTCGTCGGAGAAATCTCAAAAAAATACAATATTTCTCCCGATGTAGTTCTAAAATTAAAGCCTGAGAATTTAAGAGAACTCGATTCGATGCTTTCCGGTGCAAGAGACGAAATCGATCGAAAGGTTCGTTCCGGCGCACTTTCTCCTAAAGAAGCGATCAAACTTCACGCGCAGTTAGACGATGCAAAAACTTTTGATACGATTACTGCAAAGGTTCAAAAGTTTAAAACAGACTGGGAACAAAGTACAGGTCCCTTAACTCAAACCGAATCCCAAATATATGATATTTCACAACAGATCAATGTAGCGACGAACAAGTCACAAGGATTTTTACAATCCGTAACAGCGTGGGGAAAAGCGGCTGCCAGTGCAGTTGTTTTTCTTTCCGCTCCCGTTACTCAAGTTCTTCAAGCGCAAGCGCAAGCTTTACAAGTTCAAAGTCAAAATCAGATTCAACAAGTTCAGTTCTATGGACAAGCCTTCGAACGGTTTGTAGATGCAAACCTTCAAACCTATCTTTCCGCACAAGACGCAGAACTCAGTAAACTTCAAGAAAAGCTGGGTGCGATGGAAGAAGCAGAGCGCGAATATGAAGAAAGAAAAGGGGAAAGAAGAGACGCAGAAGCGCAAAGAATCAAGGAAGAGAACGAAGCTCTCTACAACGAAGACGCGCAGAAGCTCGAAGAAAAATACAACTCTCAAATCGCAAGTTTAGAACAAGAGAGTTTAGACGAAGAGTTATTCAACCAAAGAAAAGCCGAACTATTTGACAGACTCCAAAAAGACAAACAGGACTTAAAAGATCGCTATGATAAAAAAACTCTGGAGCAAATTGAGAAAGCAAACAAAGACGCCGATACGGCGGATGAAAAGAAAAAGAAGGAGGATGAAGAAAAGGCAAAGGCGTTAGCCGAACAGCAAAAGAAAATTGAAGCTGATAAGACTGCGGCCACTGCGAAAGCAGAACAAGACAAACAAAACGCAAAAAAACTCACCTCATACATAGAGTGGCAATCTGGTAAATCTGCATTCGAAGCAAACAAACAAGCTCAAGTTGCACAAGCCGCATTCGGTATCGCTCAATCTGCGGTTCAAGGTGCGATTACGTTTGCGTCTTCGGTTGCAGGATACACCGCTGCGGGCGCTGCTCTCGCCGGACCAACTTTTGGTACTTCGATGGCGACTATGCCCGCGCTTGGAATCGCGACCGGAACGGTTCTCGGTGGGTTAGTTGCGGGAGCGGGAATGACTGCAAGTGGTCTTGCGTTATCCGCCGCGCAGTCACAAAACTATCCGCCTTGGATGGGATTTTCCATCGGAGGACTTGTGGAAGGAGGGATTCAGGGTAAAGATTCGGTTCCGGCTCTTTTAACACCGCGCGAGGTGGTCGTTCCCGAATCCGGCTGGCAGGACATTCGAAAAGACATTTCAGAAAGCCTAATCCCAAAATCGAATATTTTAAATCCGAATATCAATATCGAGTGGATGGATCACTCTCAAAACTATTCTCAAATCGACAAGGAAGCGATGCTTGATTACTTCCTCGACGAACTTCTTAAACGCCTCACGCAAACGGGCGTATTAGGATAGCTTGAAGTTTATATTACAAGATTCTAAAGGACGAACTCTTACGGAAACTCTCGATCAATTGTGGAGAATTTCCCCTACAAAATTCGATCTTCCGGAGGCGCTCGTTGCAAGAAACAGTCAGTGGGGTTCTAAGAATCAATCCGACAATGTGATTTCTACCAGAAAACTTTCTCTTCCTTATTCGAAAACGTTCGGATCCGATCTGGAATACAATTTATTCAGGAGTAAACTCGCGAACTTTTTTCTTACCGGTAAGAAACCGATTTACTTGATCGATGTTGAAAACGCGCGTCGCGCGAGTGTTGAAATTTCAAGTATCCCGGAAAAATTCGACAAGGGTTCTGAAAAACGAATCGTAACCGAAGCAAATATCGAACTCATTCTCATGGACGTTCTTTTTGAAGATAGCGAAGAATCAAACACGGACTTTTTGTACCTTCCATCCGGCGGATACTTTGATATTTATCTCGCATCCGAATACTCACTCGATGGTTATCCTGAATTCGACCTAATTGCGGAAAGTAATTCCAATCCTGATTTTTCCTTGGACCTCGAAGACGAGGAAGGCCAAGGATTTGCAACGCAAAGGATCCAAAGTTTATCTTTTTCAAATGCAACCGAACTCAACAAATATTTGACGATCAGCTCCGTACAGGGAGAAGTCCGGATCGGCGGAAGAATCAATGATTCGAAACCGATCACGTATTCTCATAACAATTTGATATGGACCGGAGGAAGTTTTTTAGTCTTTCGTCCGGGTAAAAACAGAGTCGTTTATTCTTCGGCGGTGAATGCACCCATTCGCCTACGAATCAGACACAGGACGCGCTATGAATCATAAAACTTGGGATACATTGTAGACGAATCGGCTGTTTACGGCCACGGAGAAAGATCCGGTTTTCCGGAAGGATTTGGTTCCGCGTACGGAACTTCCTGTAAAGGACAGCCGACAGATGCAACGATCTTCCAGGAATACTCGGGCGGCACAGGCGAAGATTCAAACGTTCAACTTTCTTCTGTCGCGGGTTCCATTCTCTCTCAGTTTCCTCTCGGGATTCAATATCCGAAACTTTCTTCGATGAAAAATACAGTGAACCAGTTCGGCCCATTGTCAGGCGAACTTGTGTTCGCGGAAATGCCGGATGTTCCGCTTCCCGATTTTGCTTCCTACAAGTTAAAAATCGATTCTAAATCGGTGATGAAGGGCTATCTCTACGATACACCCGATCAAACCTCTACTTCTAAAAAAGGATTCTCTTACAAATCTTATGGAATGATTAAACGGCTGGAAGGGGAGACAATTTCCAATTTCAATCAGTGGAATATTCATAAGATTGAAATTGGTGGAGCCGACGACACAGACGCGATTCTTTATTTAGGAGCAAACGTTTCTTACCCGCAAAATTTACAAACGGCTAACATCCAACCCGACCAAGTTTTGTATGTTAGAGATACGGATGATTCTGACAACGAAGGAAAATTCAGAGTCCTTGAAGTAATCGATTCATTAACGGTTCGTATTCACAACCCGTCCGTTGTTTTACAAAATATAATCCTCGGAACCGTAGAGATTCTACCTAAAGAATGGGGTGATCCTCTAACTCTTGTTTCCGAACTCGCAAATCAAGTTTTTAAATCCTATGGCCAACGAGTTCCGATTCTCTATTCATCCAATCTCATACAAACGACCTACGGAATTACGACTCTCGGAGAACTCTATCTCGAAGGGATGTCTCTTTTTAAATTCATCGAGCTGGTTGTTGATATGCTCGGAGGACTTTGGTACTGCGGAGTCAATGCAGACGGGTTTTACTTTCTCGAAAAGAAAAAAGAAGAACCGATTGAAAAATTCGCAGTCGGCTGGGACTTCAATGACCTTGATGTAAAAATCGATCGGGATTGGGTTTGGAACTACATTGAAATTTTCGCAAAAAGCGAGGAAGGTTCCGGTACTACAAAACTCTATTCCGAGTTAAATGAATCTTCCGAAAAAAAATGGGGAAGAAAAACTAAAAACATCGAAGTTCCGGCTTCGTTTACAAAGGAAATCGCGGTTGTCCTTTGTAAAAATTTACTCGAACTCCACAAAGAACCGCGCGTTCTCATCACGATTAAAAACGCTCCTTACAGGTATTACGAATTTGGAGATTACAACATCGCCTTCCCCCAAAAAAGTTATTACGAAACGATCGATGATCTAGATTCCCTTTCTTCCTGGTCTTCATCCGATTCCAGTAAACTTCACACTGAACTAACGAATGACACGCTTATTTCTGGATCAAAGTGTCACAAGCTCATCTTTTCCGGTGCGGATCATGTAGTTTACAAAAAGATTTTTAACGAACGTAAAAACGGCCTTACCGATATTCATTTCTACCTCTATGCAAGCGTCAAAGACGACTTTATCCTAAACCCCGACGGAATGGTCCTCTTTTACATCATTGACGGAGAGGGACAAACTCACGAAAAATCATTCCCGATCGAGCAGGAAGCGATTTGGATTCCCTGCCCTTGGAACATTGCTTCACTTAAAATCAAACGAATCGTCGAGATCGGTTTTATATTCAAAAACGTTCCAGACTGTGTACTGTATTTCGATCAGCTTCGGGTTCGTTCGAATACCTCCGTCACTCATACCGTTCCACTCGTTGAAGTGGAATATGGTAACGCACCAACAAAGAAGAACTGCAAACTCACCTTTGGCGGCAAGCAGACTTTAGAACAGTATTTGTCGGGATACCTCTCGCAAATTGAAACGTTACGCTACATTGCAAGGAACAGGTGATGGCTCTTCCTCCGATTCTTTCCGGAAGACAGGATATAAACTGGAGATACGATGAAATAACGGGTAAGTTCGTTTTTCAAGAAATACTCGGTGAAGTTCACGAAGTCGTAGAATTTCCCGAACTCGACGGACGAAGAGGATTTCGATTAAACGAAAGGCCGGTCGACGACGGTTCGATCCGAGTTTATAAAGGAAACGTTTTAGGAGACAAGATTCCCGCAAACCTTCAATCAAGGGTTACATCCGAACCGATCGGACCTCAAGTGAATATCACTCCTTCCACGATGAAAGTCGTAGTTCCGAGTACGGTGGATCTTGGATCCAAATATATAAGCGCGTATAACGGAGTAGGGGGAGGAAAGACCGTTGAAAACGACCTCTATATCCAATACGTCGCCTTAAATTCAAAACTTTCAAGAGACGGCACTCTTCCTATGGAAGGGAATCTTAATTTCAACTCTCACAAAGCGATCAATGTAGCACCTGGAACAAATTCTACGGACGGAATCAATTTATCCCAACTTGCGGCGCTTTCGAATCTTTTAACGAATGAAGTCAATACGAGAACAAACGCGGATTCTACGATCAATTCAAAACTAAATCCTCTACTTAGTCTCGTAAAATGGACAAAATTTTCTCTTCTCGAACGAGACTACGCAAACGACAACGAATCCGGCACTTTGGGTATGGAATCCTACGCCGGACAAAAAGGTATTTTAATCTGGTACAACGCCCGGTCTCGAATTGGTGGTATCGGCGCTTATGGAAATTCCGATTCCGATTTCCAAGTTATCGATGACCAAGGCGCAGGACAGTTCAACTTCCGTTGGACCTCGCCCGGAAACGCGCTCATGCGTTGGATTCTCATCCAGTGGATCACGGATTATATTCCATGAAAAATTCGAGTATTACGATCCAGAGAGGAAGAAGTTTTAAAAAATTCTTTTCTTCGAACATGTTAGAACACACGACTGTTTTCGCTTCCTTTGGTATGCTAAAAAATGACGGTTCTTTTTTAAAGCGAGGACGGTTCGAAACTCAGGTTCAAGAGGACGGATATTTTCTTTCGATGAATGAAACAGAAACTTCAAAGTTAAAAAAAGAAATTCTCCAATTCGACGTTTTAGTCGAAAGAACGGATCCAAGCTGGCCCGAAGGGAAAAACGCGATTTTTGAGTATGGCGGAATACTCAAAGTCGAGTAACGTTTTTTGAGAGTTAATCTTCCTTTAGAAGTCAGACAAAACGAATCCACCGTCATCCGCCTTAGGGGTTTAAAGAATATCTTTTCCCCCGTCGCACAAATCCTTTTCCAAATCAAAGAGTCTTCCTCTTCTGCAAAAATATTACTTTCAATCGAACCACTTCCCACAGACGAAGGCGCGGATTGGGAACATGAAGAAATCGTAATCAAAATTCCTCCAGCGATGACACGCGGACTTATCCCAAAAGTATATGAGTGGGATTTGCTTGTAAACCGTCAGGGTGAATTTACATATCCGTATTGGGGAATTTTTACTCTCACGGGAACGATTTCGCGGAATAACGAAACTGTTGATCCGGTTGTTATCAATGATTTAGAAACTCGTCTCGCCGGAACTACCCTCGGTCGCGGTTCTTGGATGATCGGTGTTTTCTCAAACTATTGGCTCGGAAAGCTCGGCGGAGTTGGAAATCTTGTTTTAGAGAAGTGTCTCGAGTGGCTCGATCAAAATAAACTTGAGATTCTAAATCCATTCACAGGTTCAAAACTTCTTAAATCCGGAACTTTCGCGATAGAGGTTTTAGAATCCGGTATCGGAATTGATTCTCTTGATAACGTAACCGGCGCGCGTTCTATTTCCTTACTTCTTGCACCTTCTTTAGATTCTCACGCTACCCGTAGAGATTGGGTGATCGCTTTAGTCGATGCGGCGATTGTGCAGGTAAAAGCCGATATAGTACATGGAGCACCCGGCGTCCTCGACACACTTCAAGAAATTTCTAATGCCTTAAACAACGATCCGAATTTTGCTACGACTCTTCTAAACCAACTTGCATCCAAAGCGGATCTTGTTTCCGGAAAAATTCCGCTCTCTCAACTACCAGTGTTATCCTCTCCAGATTGGACGGTAATACAAAATAAGCCTTCGGTATTTCCACCGACCTTACACGATCACGATTCCCGTTATTATACCAAATCCGAATCCGATTCCGCACTATTACAAAAACGGAATACGTCCACTCCGATTCCCGCAGTTGAGATTGTCGAGGATACGACTCATCGTTTTGTAACGGACACAGAACGAGCGGCCTGGAACGCCGTTTCCGGTGGCGGTTTCTCGATTCCACTCGGTGGAATTTTAGAAGACGGCCTCGATCAGTTACCAAGTTCTAATTTCAAAGAAACAAATGGACAGGCAATTTCGAGAACTACTTTTTCAACATTTTGGAATTTGGTTCGTCGCAACGTTACGGGAATTGTTGCGTCAACGGACAGAATCAACTCAAGCGGCCACGGATGCGCCGAAGGTCAACTGGTGAGATTCTCATTCACCGGTGGCGGAATTGCGGCATCTACGGATTACTATGTCCGTAATCCTACTACAAACGATTTCCAGATTTCGTTAGGTCCCACGGGTGGAGTTATCAATTTAACGGCCTCTCTGACCGGAGACATGATTACAAATGTTGAATATGGTTTTGGAGACGGCCTCACAACGTTTACTATTCCCGATCGTAGAGGGATCTTCCCGCGTGGTGCGGGGGTTCACGGCTCCAGAGCCAAAATGTCCGGCGGGAATTACGACGGCGGACCGGTTGGCGCGGCGGGTCAGGATAGAATTCCCTCCCACAGGCACCAACAATACGCCGGGGATATTGCCGGGGGAACGTACGGACAGGGTGGGCGATATGCCGATTCTGGCGGGTCGAACTCTGCCACAATTCTGTATACGGGTTCTGCTGTTTCGGATGGAACCGGAGCCCCGCGCAATGGAAACGAAACTGCACCCGCCTGGACTTCCGTTAGATACAAAATAAGAGTATTATAACATTATGAATCTTACTAAAAACATTACTTTTGCAGAACTTATCGTAGCTCAAACAGGACTTACAAATAAAAACACAAACGAATCTAAGAACAAATACTAAGTGATTTCTCAAGAACAAATCAATTACGTTGCCGGTATCGTGATTTCCGGTATTGGATACTTTGTAAAACACGTTCATTCCCGTTTGAACGAAGCTCTTCAAGTCGCCTATGAAGCTCGAAATAAAGTAAATCAACTCGAAAGGGATCTGAGTTATCAAGCAAACGATTTGAAAGAAATTAAAATCGAACTCCGTACCTTAGGAGATTCGATCAATCGCCTCAATACAACTTGTTCCACTTTGGCTGTTCTTCTCCAAGAAAGTAAGGAGGAGAGAATTTGATACACGCATCCGCCTTAAAAGGTATTGAACAGAATAACAAAATTAAACCAGTCGGTCCGATACAATACGGGTCCGTTTGCGGCTATATAGCCGCGATGGTCCTTACCTCTTCGGTCATTCCGGAGTATTCTTCCGTAGACGTTGTTCGTTGGTTCATCGATTGGATGGAACCGCGATTTGGCGAAAAAGGGATCGGAGAAAAAATTCTAAAAATGCCGAAGTTCCAGTGGATTGTAAGTCTTTGGAAATCAAAACCTGAAATTCGTCTAGGAAGATTTCTCGAATGCTACGCGGAAGCTCTAAAAGAAATCCTAAATGAATTCAAAGTCGAAGTAAATCTTCGAGTCAACGGAGAATGGGAAGAGTTGGATCTTGTTCTTAAGAGCGGTCGCGCGGTAATGCTCGGAACAAGTCTTACAGATTCCGGCCATTTCATCGTTCTTACCGGAATCGAAATCATTGGTGGAGTGAAGTTCTACAACGTTATCGATTCGAACGGCAATTGGAACTCAGGCTACAAAGACAAAGGAATTTATAACCGGTATGAAGCGGCGAAGCTCGTCGCGCATTGCGGTAGAGACAAAAACGCGGGGAAGCGCGCTTCCTATATTTACCTGACTCAAGGAGGAATTTGATCTTGGTAAAACACGCAAAGTCTTTTTGGAGATATCTTCTCGACAACTCTACTAAAGGAATCATTTCGACGGTCCTTGGAGTTTTGATTGTTATCGGTTCCGTTGTAAGCGTTTTTCTTGAAAAAGCGGATTGGTCACAAGCTGTGATTGGGATAGCAGCAGGTTTCGCAGCGATCGGTTTCATCGGGAAACAATTGAAAACTCCGGAGGGAAAAGTATGAGAAAAGGGATTGTTTTTACTCTTTGCATTTTCTTTTCCATTGTCGATTGTTCTACTCCACCGGAAGAACCGATATTCGATTACAAAGCCGAAGTCGGACGCTTAAAGGAAAACAATTCCAAGAGAAAGAAAACCGTCGATCCAGTAGAAATCGAACAAATCTGTCAAGATAACGAAGAGGGCAGGAGAAGAGCGTTGGACGCCTTTGTTCGCGAGAAATCTTTTGCGATTTACTGGATGAAAGTCGCTGAATCCCGGAAGGCAGACGCGGAGTTCGGAAGGTCGGTGAAAAATTGGATCTTTGTTTTTTTGATAGGGGGAGCGATTTCACTATTTGGTGGAGTTTTTTTATATTTCTCCGGGTTAGGTTCGAAATTAAATCCTGTTAAAATGTCCAAAGAAATCAATACTCGATAACAAATATTCTTTACTCTTGATTTTTCTAAATCAAATTAGAATTTAGAATAGTAATAGAGACTAATATAATATGAGTAATTCGAGAATTGAAAGCTTGGGCATTTCACATTTTAATATTTTTATATTACGTAGCAAAGTTTTAAAACCGGATACAAATGAAAATGATAAATTGCCATCCTGGGACGGTAGCATTATTGTCTATGATCGACCTGATCATAATGACAAAAAAGAATTTATACTCGGAAGAATTCCGATACAAGTAAAATCAAGAGAAGATTTTCCGCCAAATAAAGAATCGTACTCTTTGGAAAAATTAGATGCTATCAATTATCTTAATGATGGAGGTATAATTTTCATAAGACCAATATTTAATGATAATTCAGTTAAATTCTTCGGTAAGATATTGCTTCCGCTAACTATTAAAAATTATCTATTAAATTCAAAAAGAAAAAGCAATACAATCAGGATTAGATTGAAAGAATATAGTAACATAGAAAATTTTGTCAACGAATGTAAATTCTTTCTCGAAAATCAACCGCTCCAAAGGAATCAAAATAATCATATTAGTATCGGTAAAGTAGATTTAACGCAAGGCACTCTTTTTACTAAATCATTAAAAAAAGAAAATATTTATAAATCGGTTCTGTCCGACGATAGTTATTTATATTTTAAATTGAAAGACACGGATATTACAGTTCCTGTTAAAGCAAAGCTGTCTGAAATTGGATTTAATAAGGAAGTCGAGATAAAAATTAACGAAAAAGTATATTTCAATAAAGCTTTTCTTGGAGAAAAAGCTAACGGATTCCATACAATTCGTTTAAATAAAGGACTCTTAATTGAGTTCGATTCAAAAAATATAAAGATACATTTTTCATGGAAACTCGATAGCGATTTTGATGAAACATTGAGCGCTTTACGATTCCTACGTGATTTAGAAGATTCAAATTCCTTCGTATTAGGCACTTTTCCTTTTACATTTGATTCTTATAAAGCTTCGGAGACGATTTTAGATCAAGTTATTTTATATGAAGACACTTATAATGCTTTTTCATACTTAAATCTTAATACGGTCGGCATCACCATTCAAGACCTTGAGTCTAGTTTCCAAGAAATCTCGGAAATAATTTATATTGTTAATCAAAGGATGAAAGTCAAGATTGATGATTGCAAAAAGGGTTTTTACAAAGTTTATAAAATTTCGACTATAGTTTTGATTTTAATATTCATACCTATGGTTGATAGTGAATTTGCTGTGTTTAATTTTACAGACGAAATGGACTTTGGTGAACAATATTTATGCACTTCGCGCACTACAAAGACGAGAGTTGTATGTAGTAAATATTTGATATTAGATAGAGCAGATTTAATTCCTATAATCGTGAATCATTGCGATGCCGCCCTAAGGGATATTTATGCTAAATACGATGATAAATTGAGGTTAGAATATTCTTTTCTATTGCTATCTTGTATTTCATATTTCGACTCGTCAAAAGATATACGAATTTTATCTTTCGCCGAACGGCTGAATCAAGTGATTATTGAAAACGTCGAGGATGATAGCTATAATACCCCCTTCGTAATCAATAAATACCAAATCATTTTCCGCACTCGCGA